TATGAATAGTCTGAGTACGAGTTTATATTCGGATGGGACAGGAAGCAGCGGAAAAGAGGTAGGTGGTCTACAGCTAATCGTAGCAGATGCTGGAACAGGAACAGTTGGCGGGATTAACTCATCAACTTACACTTTCTGGCAAAACGCACAGACCACTGCAACATCAAGCGCTTTTTCAGTAGCTAACGTGCAAACAGATATGAACACTATCTATCTGTCTCTTGTTCGTGGCGCTGACAGCCCTGATCTTGTCATGGCTGGCACTAACGCATACACCGCATTTTTGGGCAGCTTGCAGGCTATCCAGCGCATCACATCAGATGATATGGCACGCTCTGGATTCACCTCATTGCAATACTTAAACAGCGATGTGGTCTTTGATTCGGCTGCGAATACAAATCGAATGTACTTCCTGAATACTGACTATCTCCGTTTAGAGGTAGCAGCATCTAGGGATTTCGTTCCGGGTGAAGCAAAAATGTCCGTCAACCAAGACGCTATGGTTACGCCTTATACAATTCATTAGGGCCATTGCAGAGTAATCTGCACATGAAGAACTGTGTGAACTCAGGGGATACCCAAACGCATGATGGCGTGGGCAATCCTGATCCAAGCCTCAGAAATGAGGAAGGTGCAACGACTATCCCGCGAGGGAGTAGGGTCAAGTGACCCGAAGCGCACAGCCCCTGTAAAACAGGGTGATGATATAGTCTCGTCTTATGTGAAAGCATAAGCAGCCGAAAGGCGGTCTGTGATTAACGCTCACAGGCGAAGGTAACGATGTTCTGGTCAGGAAATCTGACCTGTTCAAACCGCGCTCTCCAAGGCGTGATCCACACATAGAAAGGGGATTGTAATGACTATTGCAGCAGTAATGGGGATTGACCCCACAAGCGTTGCTGACACCCCTGAATTTCAGTTGGGTCAGCTTGGCGCAATCATTGACGACACTAGCGGCACACGCATCTACAAGTATCTGCAATATGATACTGGTACGGCTGGCACCGCAGCAGTCGCTGGTGAGGTTGCCTATTATTACACATTAGATGGCTATAAACTTTTTAAGGTTACTAGCGATTTATCCGATTCAATCGAAATCGGTGCGGGTGTAATTCAGGCGATAATGACTGATGGGCAGTATGGTTGGTTTCAGGTGACTGGAGTTGCAACACTGACCATTGCTTTAACAGCAGGCGCTGACGGTGATCCGTTGACACCGACTGGATCAGCCGATGGGACGTTAGATGTCTCTGGCGCTGTTACAGATAACGTTTGTGCGATTGCTGGGGATATTTCAGATAAGGAAATTATCTGCACATTCCCACTATAAAATCACAGGGGGCAGGGGAAACCTTGCCCCTTTTTCTATCTAAACCGGGAGGGTTAAAATGAGTGAAAAAGGTATATTTTTTGAACGTGAGCTAAACGGCGTAATGAAAGATTTTTGCCGTATTGAAATTGCTGGTGTGCGCGATGTCTGGGAAGGCCCAGCGCGGCCTGAAGATTTAAATCGGTTTGCTGATAGCTGGGCGGCTTACAAAGGCAAAAAGAAAAAGCCCAAGAAAAAAGGCACTGCCTTGCAAGATTTGCCCGGCATGACTGAGCCGCGCCGTTGTGAGCTTGAGCTACACGACATTGAAACAGTCGAAGATTTAGCAAAAGCACAGGAAACTGCGCTGCGGAGCATTGGTGAGCCGTATGTTGAGCTTGCCAAAATTGCCGTGCTTCAAGTGCAGGCCAGCAAGCAAAAAGATGATTTAGTTGTTGAGGTGGCTGTTGCGGCCCAGACCTTGGCAGAACCAGAGGTGAAAAATGAGCCTTCTAACAATAGCGCAAGCAGTAGCTGACTACACAGGGTTTGAGCGTCCAACATCAGTTGTTGGCAATACAGACCCGATTGCTAGGCAGCTTCTAGCCTTCATAAACCGTCAGGGCAAACAGCTTATGCGTGCCAATAACTGGCCCATATTGCTAAAAGAGCATACCTTCAACACGGTCAACGGCACGCAGAGCTATGCGCTGCCGACTGACTTTGATCGCTCGCTAGATGGCACGGTTTATAATCGCACTGATACTGACCAAATGACCGGGCCGATAACACCGCAACAATATGCGCTTGACCGTTATGGCACCGCTGCATCTGGCACTACGCAGAAGTTTAGGTTTAAGGCTAGCAGTAATGCGCTGAAGTTTGACATTACGCCAACACCTACTTCTGCCGAAAGCCTTGGCTATGAATATGTCTCTAGCCACTGGAACCAAACGTCTGGCGGCACCTCGCAAGCGGCTATGGCGGCTGATACAGATATTGGCATCCTCGATGAAACGCTTATTGAAATGGGCGTTACTTGGATGTTTAAGCAGGCGCACGGCCTGACCTATGATGAAGATTTCAGACAATACCAGCTTGAGTTGCGGCAATCTATCAGCCGGGCTGGCGGCGCTCCTGTTATCAGCCTTGATGATGCAAGGCGGCTGACTGTTAGCCCGTATTCTTATAATTTACCAGATTCTGGATATGGGGCTGTCTAATGCTTTCTGCGCTACAAACTAGCAGACAGTACCGCGTTAAAGCGGCCTCTGTGCCTGCCCCTGTAGGCGGGTTAAACAGCCGTGACAGCATTGATGCGATGCCGCCAACAGATGCGCTAATTATGAGCAACTTCTTTCCGACAACAGGAAAGATAACCCTGCGGGACGGTTACACGCAATTTTGCACAGGCATTGGTACTGGCGATGTTGAAACGCTGATTGAGCATAGTGCAGGCGCGAATAGGCAACTGCTTGCTATTGGCTCTAATGGCACGTTTTACCAGATAGACACAGGGTCAGCCGTTAGCAAGAAGACTGGCCTAGCAAATGGCAGAGCAGAGCATATTGAGTTTAATAATGTAAGCGTGATAGTCCCAAGTGGCGCTGACGTACCTTTTAGTTGGGACGGTTCTAGCGCCAGCAATCTGTCAATCACGCTCTCAGACAGCGTAAATGCAAACACTTTAACAGGCGTTCATAGCCATAAGAACCGTGTCTATTATTGGACAGGCACCAGCCAGAACTTTTATTACAGCGCCACAGTGGACACATTCACAGGCAATTTTACTAAGTTTCCTGTCGGTCTTGTTGGCACATTTGGCGGTAACATCCTGTCTATCGGCTCTATCAGTTTAGATGGCGGCGAGGGAGTGGACGACCTTTTTGTTATCGTTATGACATCTGGCGAGGTGCTTATTTATAGCGGGTCTAACCCCGGCAGTGATTTTTCGCTGATTGGTACGTTCCGTCTAGCAGAGCCAGTGCCTGAAAAGCGCGGCATCGCCAAGCTAGGCGGCGATGTTATCATAATGACAAAAGAAGGATATTTGCCTTTATCACAAGTCATTCGCCAAGATTTAGTTGGCAACAAGGCAGCGGCAATATCTGAGAAAATCAGAGGCACTGTGATTGCACAAGTTGCTGCAACAGGTAGCACAAAAGGCTGGCAGATATTTGTTAGCCCGGATGGCGACAAGGTTTATTTTAATTATCCGACAGGGGACACAAACGATGCTTATAATCAGCACGTTTTCAATCCTATAATACGAGCATGGTGCATATTTGAGAATTTACCCGCTACTGTTTGGGGCCAGTTTAACGGCGATACCTATTTTGGCGGCGCAGATGGCAAGGTGTTCAAAGTAGGCGGTAACGCTGACCTCGGCGAAAACATCGTTGGCGATTTAGCAACAAGCTATAATTATTTCGGCGATAGAGGCGGTATCAAGCGCTTTTCGTCTGTCCAGCCAATGCTAGAGGGCCAATCTGATATTGCCTTTGATTTTGGCGTAGGCGTTGACCAAGCGCCAGTTTCTGGCATTGCAGTGGCAACAACGACTTTTGCCAGCAACCTTGCAAGCTGGGATGTCGCGGCATGGGATGATGATTTCTGGGCTGACGCTGTAGGCGCAGGCATTACCAAACGCCGCAAGGCAGTGAATCGTCTAGGCTATTCATCAGCGCTCCGCATCAAAGTAGCAACAGACAGCCAAACAGTCAGTTTCATTTCAGCACATTACACCTTTGCACCGGGGGGACCCATCTAATGGCATTTAGCGGCGGCACATTCAGCAGAACTTTCGACTGCACAACAGACCGTGACAACGGCGTTAAAATCCTTGCTAGCAAGTTTGATACAGAACTTGATGGCATGGCTACTGGCCTGTCTACAACTATCCTTAAAGATGGCACGCAGACTTGCACAGCGGCTATACCGTTTGCACAGGGTATTACCATTGCTGATAATAAAACAATCACGCTTGGCACAAACTCTGACGTTACTATTCAATATGATGAGACAACCAATGACAGCCTAGAGATAGCAGCCAATGTAGAGGGCGCGGCGCTCGGCATTGTCCTAAAGGCTGACCAAGGCGATGACGCTGGCGATGAGTGGAAGCTAAACATTGCAGATGGCGGCACGCTAACCCTTGGCAACGACATCAATAGTGCTGGCACATATGTTACGCATTTAACGATTACGCCTAATGCTACAGTGGCAAGCAGTACAACGGCTGTTGCTGGCAACCTGACTGTAGCCGGCGCTTTGACGCTTGGTTCTGGCGCTGTCATTAGCGAGGCAGAGCTAGAGACAATAGATGGCATTACGCCCGGCACTGCCGCTGCATCAAAAGCAATGGTTCTTGATGCCAGCCTTGATATATCTGGTGGGCGCAACCTAACTATCTCAGGCGAGCTAGACGCTGCAACGCTGGATATTAGTGGTGATGCTGACATAGACGGAACGCTAGAAGCTGATGCCATCACGATAGGCAGTACATCTATCAATAGCATTTTTCAGCCTTTAGACGCACAGCTAACAGACGTTGCCGGGCTTGCTGTGACTGACAGCGGCTTTATTGTTGGCGATGGCTCAAACTTTGTGCTTGAGACGGGCGCAACGGTTAGAACAAGCCTTGGCCTTGGCACAGCAGCAGTCGCTGCAACAGGCATATCAAATGGTAATGTGGCGGTTTTTACCACTGGCGTTGCTGACGATGATTTCTTGCGCGTTGCAGGGACATCAATAGAGGGGCGTTCTGCCTCAGAAGTTGCCTCAGATATTGGGGCGGCAACCCTTGATGACGCTACTGCTTTAGCGATTGCATTGGCATAGGAGAAAAAATAAATGGCAAATACTTTCAAGGTCGTATCGCATGACGTTATGCCAGCCAGTTCTGGAACGCCAGAAGCGCTATACACAACGCCCGGAAGCACAACAACCGTCATCATTGGCTTGACTGTTGCGAACATCCACACAGCACAGGTTACAGCTTCAGTAAAGCTAGTTTCTGACACTTCTGGCGGTGGTCGAACAGCAACGAACACAACCACGTTTTTAGCGAAAAATATCCCAATCCCTGTTGGCTCTTCTGTTGCGCCGCTGGTTGGAAAAGTAGTGCTAGAAACAACTGATGTTATTCAAATTGATTGCTCTGTCGCAGATAAAGTTTCCATCACAATGAGCATCATGGAGATAACCTAATGTCAACGACACCTAATTTTATAGGCCAGTCTGGTCAGCAAACCAGCTTTGATTCAATAGTCCGTCAAAATCTACAAACTGTCTCTAGCTCTCTAACTGTTGATGCTGCAAACAATGCCATGTCAGCAGGCCCGGTCACAGTAGCAGACGGCGTGACGGTTGAGGTCGCAGACGGCGCAACATGGACGGTGGTTTAGATGAGTACATTAAAAGCAGATACCATTCAGAGTACAGGCGGCGGTGCGGTCACGCTTACTAAGCAACATGCGGCGAAGGCTTATATCAGTTTTTCTACAGACAACCCGACCTCTGTGCGTGGAAGTTTCAACACAAGTTCAGTAACGGACAATGGAACAGGAGACACAACAATCGCAATAAATAACAACATGGCAAATATAAATTATGCGATTCCTTCTCAGTTGGGTGACAGTGACCAAAGTGACAACGGCGTCAGGACAATGCAGATTATTGACGGTTCTGGTGGAACATTTAGAACTACAAGCGTATTTCGCACAGCGATAATTTTTAGCAATGTTGGTAGTAATACCAGCAGGACATATTTAGACCAAAGCGTTGCTGATTGTGTAGTACACGGAGATTTAGCATGAGTCAGATAAAAACAGACAAACTCACGGGCACCTCCACCGCTGGGTCTATCCTTGTGACAGGCGAAGGTAATAGCACGACTACTAATCTTCAGCAGGGTCTGGCGAAGGTTTGGCTATACTATGCATCACAAGCGACAGTTGACAGCCTAAACATTAGTGGCGTTACAGACACAGGGACTGGCGTTTTGGATATTGCGTTTGCTAATGATTTTGGGAATAGTAATTGGTCAGGTCATCACACAACAGATTATCAACAACCTTATTTAAGTGACCAAGCAAGGGCAACTGGAACAGCTAAACTTCTAAATAGAAATAGCAGTGATGCTTTAGTCGATGCTACTGCTGGTAACGCTACCTTTCACGGAGACCTAGCATAATGGCACTTGGAAAAATCAAAGCAGATACGCTAGAACACAGCACCGCTGGCTCACTTGATACAAGTTACGTTGTAAATGGTAGTGCAAAGGCTTGGGCGCATTTTGATGGAACTGCAACTGCGTCGCTAGATGCCGGATTGAATATTTCTAGTTTAACAGACGTTGCAACAGGAAGGTTCCAGCATAGTTTCACGAACAATATGTCAGATGCTTTCTCTGCTGTTGGTGGAACAGGCTCTACGGACAGGCTAATCTCTTTAGATACCGGCACTCTTGCGACCAGTTCATACACGATAGAAACCACAAATCACGATGCCACGTTCATAACTTCGCAGTATGTCACTTCGGCTGTTCACGGAGACCTCGCATGATAACCACACCTGAGTTTCAAGGCACACATCTATGGGACCGCCTATGCTGGGCTAAAGAAAACCTAGAAGGTCATCAGTCAGACTACCGTGTGGTCTATGAGGACAGTGTAGATGAGTGCGCTAAGATACTTGTGCCTGACCCTAACTGGATGGCGTGTGCATTGCAGGGCGGTATCCTACCACCTGTAGAAGTTTACTGGGAACTAGCAAAAGATGAAGCACAGCCGGACTTCAAGAAACATACTCGTGGCTATCTGCTACATGACACCAAGCCTATTGGCCCTTTAGATGAGAAGTCAGCTATCGAGTATCTCATTATGAAGGACTGCCCGCAATCTGTGTGGCGGGACTACGATAGCGGCAACAAGCCAAAGCTCGTTATCTGCCGAAAAGACCAGCTTCCAGCAACACGCGAATGGCGCAATGCTTGGAAGATTTCAGAAGAATTATCACTCACAGAAAAAGCCGCATAGGAGATTCTAGCATGGCAAATACCTACATCGTTGATAAGGACGGTAATCAGATAGATGCGTCTACAGCAACAATTCCATCAGACCGTCATTTTAGAGGCGCTTGGTCGCTTTCTGGCAAGGTTATCTCAGAAGATATGACAGCAGCTAAAGCAATCTTTCAAGATAAAATCCGTGAGGTTCGTGCGCCTCTTTTGGCGGCAGAAGATGTCGTTTACATGAAGGCACTTGAGGCTGATGATTCAGACGCAAAGGCTGCTTCTGTAACTAAGAAAGCCTCGTTGCGTGATGCGCCAGCCGCATCTGCTATTTCAAATGCCTCAGACATTTCAGCGCTTAAAGCGGCATGGGACACATCTGTTCTTGGCGATAGCCCTTACGCCTGATGAAAGATGCCCACACTGACATAGCCATTGTGGCTGGCGGCTTGACAGCACCTTTGTGGGTTAATGCGCTTACTGGCTGGTTTGCTCTGGGCAGTGCCGGAATCGCGTTTGGCATAGGGTGCTATCGCGTTTATCAAATTTATCGGGGCAGATAATGATTGCTGAAACCCTAGCTGGCATTGCGCTATGCAAAAGCGCAATAGACGCAGTGCGAAAAGGTCTCGAAACCGCAAATGACGCGAGTGCTCTCGCAAGCGAACTAGATCGGTTTTTCACTGGTGAGCAACAAGTAAATGCTGCTGCTAATAAAAAAGCTGGGGCTGATAACTTCAGCATCAAATCTGTTGCCCAAGAAACCGTAAATCGGCGGTTGGCGGCAGAACAGCGGCAAGAGCTTGGCACTATGCTGGACTTGCGTTTTGGCCCCGGTACGATGGCTTCTATTGTGAACGAGCGTGCGAGGTTAATTCAAGACCATAAAGAAGCACAGAAAAAAGCTAGAATAGAGAAAAACAGACAACAGCATGAAATGATGCAAACCCTTAAACAAGTCATGCTTGCCGGGGTGCTTATTGTTTTTGCACTCGGATGCTTTGTTGTTCTGTTTATGTTTGCATGATGTTTATTGCAGTACTTACAATTTGTGCGCCAGTTTTGGCTAATGAATGTGTCAGAATTGTAGATGTAAACGTCTATGATACGCACTCAGAATGTGTTGAACGAGCCGTTCAGATGTTTCACTCAACCCAGCTTATTTTGCCGCCACCTTACTCGAAGGTTTTTTACGAGTGCGACAGCAAGTTTAAAAAAGCATAGCCGTGATACGCACTGTTTACGGCGCTGATGAATACCTTAAAAGCTGGGCGGCAAAGCTCATAGGCATTAAAGAATTTGGCCCATCTGTTGCGATAGGCGTGCAGGCTGGTGATGAAATCATAGCAGCCGCTGTTTATCACGACTTCAGAGATGGGCAGATTGAGGCGTCAATAGCCGCGTCCTCCCAGCGGTGGGCTACTCGGTCTGTCCTGCATACACTGTTTGCCTATCCGTTTTTGCAAGTAGGCGCAAACAGG